CTAGCGCATCCACCTCAGTTCTTTAAGGCGGATCTCCATCGCGACCCGAGACACTTCAAACGTCTTCGCCAGATCCTGGACCGACGTCATGCCTCGCTTCACGATGAAGTGCTCAATCGCGTCAGCAGGCATGAGGAGTGCAGCCCCAAGCCGGTTGGCATCGACTTCCTGCATGCTTTCGGCATAGGGGTTGGTGAATATCTTGGGGTCATCGCGAAACTTCTTCCCGCCATTGGCGTGGCCCAGGAAGAGGTGTGCGAGCTCATGCGCCAGGGTGAACCGCTGCCGCACTCTCGACTCATTGCCGTTGATGGTGATCAGGCCACGCCCGTCCACCATTTCGCACGAGCCGCTGCAGACCATGCTCGGGTCGTAGCTATAGGTCACCTCAAACCCCGCACGCGCAGCCATCCCGTCGAGGTCGACGGGAACAGTGAAGTTCCAGTGCCTGCGCAGAATGTCTTTCGCGACTTCAGGGATGATTGCCATGGCTACCTACTCAGTGAGCGTGACGCGCGTTACCTGTCACACCATGCAGCGTGACAGTCGTTCACGTCACGCACTCTAGCATAGTGCTAACGGCAATATTGCCTAGCATGTGCTACATATATTGACCAGCGCACGCTATGCGGCAGCCAGAAAGGCATCAGGTTCCGGGGGCAGGAATCACGCCGTGATCGGCTTCAACTGCCCAGCCAGCGCTGCCGCCGTCCCCGCCTTCGCAGTAAACCCACTCGCATCACCCGGGCTCGGCGCCGGCCCGGGCTGATGGGTGTGCCCGGCCAGCTGCGTGTTCATCGCCTCCACCAGGTCGAGCAGATCGCACACCACCTGGAGCAGGTTGACGCCCTCGGAGCCCAGCCACGTCTTCGGTGCGATGCTGCGGCGGATGCCCTGGATGCGTTCCTGCATGTCGCCGCCGATCGTGGCGTTGTGCTTCTGGCCCACCACCAGGTTGAGGTCGCGGCCGGTGGCCTGATGCAGGTCGTCCACCGCGGCAAGGCTGGCGGATCCACCCGATAGCAGCTTGAGCGCGCCCAATGCCTCGACTTTCTTGATGCCGCCCACCGATTCGGTGGAATGGTCGTCCACCTCCACGGTGTGGTTCTGGTAGCGCTCGGTGTTGTCCAGGGCTTCCACCTGGCGCTCCACCGCCTTGTCCTCGATCTTCCCATCGGTCTGGCGCAGCCAGTTGCCGTCGGCGTCCACGCGCTGCTGGCAGGCCTCGCTGTGCTGCCACACCTGGTCGCCCTTCGGCACCCGCGGCAGGCTCAGCCCGTGCGGCAGCACGGTCTGGATGAATGGCTTGTGGGGCAGGCCGTAGGCGAAGCACACCACCACCACCGTTCCTTCCTCTGCGAAGCCGAAGAAGCCCGCCTCCTGCCCACCGTTCGGCGCCGGCAGCGGCACGCTGGAAAGAATCGGCAGATCCGGATCGGGCTCGCCATCGGGCAGCAGCACCTCCACATCCACGGCAAAGCGCGGGCGGAAGTCATCGCACAGGCCAGGCGCAGCCGGCGCGTCCGGTACCGCCACCACGCGACCGAAGCGGGGCAGGTGGTAGCCGCCGGTCAGCTCAGGGAATTGCCGCTCTACGCTGCGGCGGATTGCGTCGTCCATCGGATGGCCATCTTGCTGTCGGCAAGCGTCACGCTGGTGATGCGCTCGCCCTGGTTGATCGATGCACCAGGGCGCAGGCCGGGCAAGGCCGCGATCATGGCGCTCTGGTTACCTTGGTAGCCGTCGAACAACTCGACCGGCAATTGCAGCGGTGCTCGAGCACCGAAGAAGCTGTCCGCCCAGCTGCCGGCGAACAGCTCGCCGTCGCCCTGCTGCTGCCAGATGAAGTCGGGGATGTTGAACACGCGGGCCAGGCTGTCCATCGCCTGGTACCCGGCGGCCAGGCTGTAGAAGAAGGGCGCCTTAACCTTTGCATAGGGCCGCTCGGGCACGCGGAAGCGCAGCCCGGTTTTCTCACTGATGGCAGCAAGCACCATCGTCATGTCGACATGGCGAAGATTCATCGGCATGGGGTTCGCCAGGATCGCCGCCAGCTCTCGGCACATCAGCACCTGCTGAACACGGTTGGCCGCGGTGCAACGCTCCACGTAGCCGATGAAGTGGCGCTGCAGCGTCGCCTCGTTGTAGCCGATGTCGAGCGTCACCAGCCCCTTCACCGGGGCGTCGGCCTGGATGGTGAACGAGGCGCGGCCCGGGCTTTTCAGCTCCAGTCGCACCTCGTCCTTGACCAACGGGTAGGCGGTACCGGCGATGGTCAGCACCTTGTGCAGCTTCATGCTCATGAGGAACCGCCCAGGTAGTTGTCCAGCTTCTTCAGCGTCGCCTCGAAGCCGGTGAGCTCCTGTCCTGGTGCAGCTGCTCCATCGCCGGCGGCGGTGCCGGTCGAGCTGACCGCCTGCCCGGGCGCGGACTGGCTGGTGACCGCGTTGGGCTGGCGGCGCTTCTCCACCCGCTCGGGGTTGGAGAGCTTTTCCGCCAGGGTGAACTGCACGCGCCAAGCGGCCAGCGAATCGTCCTCACGCGCGCTGACGCCATCGGAGAACTGCACCTGGCGCACGCCGAAGGCCGTAGCGGTGTCGTTGACGATGCGGTACGTCTTCAGCTGTCCGCCGCCTTCGGTGGCCTCGGCCAGGCGCATCAGGTCACGCAGCTGCACCTGGTCGACGAAGGGGATCATCAGCGAGACGGTCAGCGTCTTCGGCTTGAAGCCCTTGTGCGCCGACGTGCTGTTGCTCGTCTGCCCGGACATGTCGTCGCTTTCAATGCGCAGATTGGCCGTGATTTTCAGGCCCTTGCCCCGCACCTTTTCACCATCAAGCAGCAGTGTCATAGGCCCACCAGCTCCCGTACAAAGCTCAGCCCGTCGAGCGAGCCCACCAGCAGCAGGCCCGCACTCAACACCCATTCATGCCCGGGCGCATCGCCCTCGAGCAGCTGCCGGCGCAGCTCGCTGGCATCGCCAGGGCCGATCAGCCGGGCGCGCATGCTGGTGTCGGCGCTGCCGTTGGCCAGCAGTGCCTTCAGGTCCGCCAGCTGCTGATCGCGGCCCTGCTGTTGGCTGGCCTTGCGGCTGGCCAGCGTGGCGAGATCCGCCATCGGCGAGCTGTCGGCGGCGTAGCTCTCCAGTACCGCTAATTGGCCGGCGATCGACTGCTTGGCTGCCTTGGTCACGGTGCAGCGCTCCAGGGGCATGGCACCCCAGCGGGGCAGTGGGCCGGCGCTGGGCATCTCCCACTTTTCCGCTTCGAGGCGTGACAGGTGTCGGGCGCGGCGCTCGGTACGGACCAGGTCCGGTACCGGCAGCAGCGCATTAAAGCGCGCCAGGGTGTCGGCCAGCTGGTCGAAGCGGGTGGAAAGGAATAGCAGCGAAAGGGCGTACTGCGGCCCGCTGGGCTTGCCCTGGTCGGACGGGTCCACCAGCTTGCCGGCGAGCTGCTGCAGCAGGTTTGGTGCCGACAGGAAGCGCTGGTTGCCGCGTCCCTGGCCGATGCCGCTCTGGAACGGCGTCACCGCCAGGCAGGCCGGCGCCTCGCCCAGCTGGCTGCCCAGCGCGGCACGCCCGGTGGCGATCGCACCGGCGGCGGCACCGCCGACCGGCCCCGGGTTGGTGGTGGCCAGCCCGTCGAGCCCGGCGAGCCGCTGCGCCGTGCTGGCCAGCTCGCCGCCGGCGAGCGTCTTGGCCTCGTCAAGTTCTGCCATCCACTGCGTGGCCTGCTCGGGCCAGCGCATGGTCACCGGGGCCCAGGTCACGGCTGCGGCGCCTCCCAGGTGATCGACTCGAGCGCGGCCAGATCGCCCGCTTCAAGGGCGGCATCCAGCTGCTGTTTCAGCGCATTGGCGTGCTGCAGCAGCTGCAGCTTGTACAAGGTGAAATCGTCACCCACCTGGCGCAGCTGATCGGCTGTGTGTAGCCGGAATTCCTTCACACCCTGCTCGTCGCGGCAGGCATAGGGCATGTCGAGCCCGCGCAGCACCGCGCCGGTCAGGTTCAGCTGGTCGTCCAGCTGGCTGCTGTAAATGTGCGGAGCGCCCAGCGCCTCCGATGTGAAGCCGGCTGTGATGGCGGCTTCGCAGGCACGGTTGATGGCGGCGGTTCGATTGGCATGCGCGGCTTCGGCTTCGCTGGGCTGGTCCCGCACGGTAAGAGTAGGCCGTCCGTCGGGTCCTTTTGTGATGGCCTGGCCGGTACCTTGCCCGGCGATCAGACGATGATGTTCATCCTGAGTGATTTCAATCTCACCCTTTACCAGCGAAAAAGCGAATCGCTGGTCTAGCTCATTCCAGGTAGCGAAAAGGCTCATGGTTATCTCCCAAGCCCGAAGCAATAAACGGTCTGTCCCGATGTAGAAATAGGTGCGCTGCCGCTAGGGTTGCCATAGAGAGAGAGATTGAACCCAGTTCGGGATAGCCCCCACATCTGGCCGAAGTAGAAATTCGGTGTGTTTTCGGGGATAGCGCCGGGTGCCGCGTAATAGATCGAGCTGGGAAACTCCAGCGGCCATGTCACCGATACGCCCGCGGATACGGTTACCGGCACGGGAGTCCATTGGAAAATAAACCCACCAAGCCATCCAGGCAGAACGAAATAGCCGCTATCGCCAAAGAGGTACGTGAAGCCGCCTAGCATGTAGCCCGCCAGCTTCTTCGGTGTCACGATCACCGAGTCGTTTGTTCCGGCATTTGTCTGAGCTTGGGTCGCTATCTTCGCGATTCCCAACACTGTTTCAGTTGCCTGAACGACCTTCTTCGCTATTGCCTGAAATACCCGCAAAGGGCTCATCCAGAGGCTTTCCGCTGAGCCGTTTTCAGCGTCAGCTTGAGTGGCATGGTCCGTTGAGTCGATCACTTTGACCCAAGCCGTCCAGGTGTTTCCGTTCAGACCCCTCCACCACATTTGTCCTGCGCTGGATGGGGTACCGTAAGGCTCCGCAAATTGCTCCAGTGCGCCAACACCATCTGCCAAGGGGAGGCGGACGTAGGTCCGGCAGTAGAAGTAGATGTCGCCGCCCGGCCCTTGCGGGTTGGATCCCTTGATTAGGCGGGAATGCAGCCCTTCGTTTACAAGCGTATCCCAGCTGACATCGACGCCTTCAAGTTCTTGGCTGATACGGAAATGGCGAGCTGTTGCGGCCTTAGGCCCTCCAAAGTCTCCGGCGCGCAGGGCATCGGTGATTCCGTAGCCGTTGAGTGTCGTAGGGTTAGTGCCACCGATAACGCGCCCGCGCTTGTCCACCGTCACGCTGCGATAAGTGCCGGCGGCGAGTCCTACAGGGCCCGCTGCGATCTCGAAAGTGAGCCCGGTGGTTCCCAGGGTGATGGGGGCATCCGTCACCAGCTGCCAGAGGCTGTCGCCGTTGGTGGCCCCTTGTTCAACGGGCACCAACATGCCGGGCGTTACCTCCAGACTCGCGTCGGCGTCGCCGGCGCGCGCCCAGGCCCCGGTGGAGGCCACGTAGATCCCGTTCTGCGATGCGGTGCCTTGGTTTTTGACCAGCACCCGGTCGCCGGCTGACAGCGCCACGCCGTCGATGGTCTGCAGCCCTGTCAGCGCGATATTGGCCGTGGTCGCCACTCGCACCGACTGCTTGCTGTCGAGTTTTTCCAGCTCAGCCCGGACGAACGCACGAGATGCAAAGTGCTCGATCAAGGCGCCCGCGATGTCCTCCACCGGGCGGCTGTCGGTGATGGTGTTACTGTTCGGCATATCCGCGATGGCCACGCAATAGTGCTGTACGCCGGCGCTGTCCACGTAATCGACCTTTCCAGCGCCCCAGATCACGTTCCAGGTCGCTAACACGTCGTTCAGCTCGCGCTGCAGGGCAACGTCGAGCCAGGCGGTGGTGGGGAGTGCTGGCGGCACTACGGGCAGCGCTGCAGCGCGCTGCAGGCGTACTCCTTCGATATAGGCGGTACCCGGCTTGAGCTGATAGGTGTCGCCCACTTTCTCCAGCTGTAACGCGCTGCCGAAGAAGCACGCCCGGCCGAAGATATCGCGGTTGCTCTGGCGCTCGCGCTCGTCGATGCCGGCCAAGCGCACGGTGAAGTCGTGCTGCCAGGTGCTGGCGTCGATGGTGATGCCAGTTAGCGCCTGGGCACCGTCGAACACCACCAGGAAGTTGCGGGTGAGGTTGTTGCCCAGCTGCAGCGGCGGGATGTTGCGGCGCTTCTGCTGCAGCGGCACGTAAGAAACGGCAAACAGCACACCTTCAGCAGTCTCTAGGCCGACCCAGTTGAAATCCCAATCGCCTACGTCTGAGCCGACCTGGACGCTGTACACCACCTGGTTGGGATTCACGTACCCCTTGTTCTCGGCGGGAATGATCGCGGTGTGGACGATCTGCTCGGCTGGCGGCAGGCCTGCGGCGCGATCTACCGCAGCGGAGTGATTCAGACCGGGCACGTTGGCGAAGATGAAGCGCACCACGTCCAGGCCTTCCTGGGCGACTTGTTTCTGCGCGATCAGGTCTGCACCGGCGAGGGTAATGGCGGCACCCATGGGGCTCTCCTACAGCTTGGCGACCAGCGTCTGCTGGTCGTCGTTGAAATCGACCAGTGCTACCGAAAGCGGCACTGGCGTGATGGTGGAAAAGTCGTAGCGTCGGCAGGTTCGGCCGTACTGCTGAATCAGCACGCGCAGCAGCTCGGGGTTCTGGGCCAACTGGCCGTCGGTGAGCTGCAGAAGCACCACGTCCCAGTCACGGTCGGGTTGGCGCTCCTCGATCTCGACGTAGCCGACCCCCAGGCGCTGCAGGATCCGCTTCATGCCGGCGACGCTGCCGGCGTCTACTGCGTTGATGAAGGCGTACTTCACGCGCAGGCGGTACAGCGCCTCGGGTTCGCCCTTGAAGCGGGTGATGTCCCGCTGCCAGGCCAGCAGGTCCAGAATGGTCAGGTGGCAGGTGTCCGCATCCATCTGCAGCAGGGGCCAGCGCATCCAGCCCTCGACCTTTGCCCACCAGGACGTGGCCGCGGCCTTGAGCTTGGTCAGCTCGGTACCGGCGAGCCAAAAGGGAAGCTCGAGCTTGATCATGGGCGCACCTCGCCCGGGAACTTCGCTACCTGGCACCGGTCAGTGCGTGTGACGGCCGGCCGGTCGGACGCCCCTCCCCATAGGTTTTCGCCGGTCGCCGTCTTTCCTCCCTTACGCATTCACCGCCTCCAGGCTCTGGATACGGGGGATGCTCAGCTCGGACACGATGTCCGCATTGGCAAAATCCAACGACTCGATGCCCGGGAACTGCTGATGCAGCTCCTCACCCAAGCGGCTGAATGAAAAGCGCGACTGTGGGTACGTCAAAGTCGGCTGGAAATCTCGTGGCGTGCTCTCCCGGAACGCCGATCGCACGAACAGCGCCACCTCCTCGCGAAGCGTCTCGCGCTGCGTCGCGGTCAAGGTCGAGCGCGGCCAGATCGTCAGGCTGATGTCGTGCAGGGTTTCTGGCATCACCATCACCTGCAGGTCATCGCCATGGCCATGGTTGCCGCTGTCGCGGATGTAGGCGTTGATCTGTTCCAGGTACGTCTCGCCCGGCACGTCCGCCTCGAACAGCACGTAGGCATTGGCGCTGCCTGGGCCTCGCGGCGCGCCATGTTCGAAGTACACGCCATCGGGCCGCACGCCCGGGAAGGTCGCGATCATGGCGCGGTACACCGCGTCGGTGTGCCACTGGTTCACCGCCGAGAACTGGTTGCGCACGCGCAGGCGTAGCTCGCTGTCCGGCTCCGGATCGGCGCCCGGCGAAGCCAGCCAGCCGTCACTGTTCACCACCGCGGCGATGCCCGGTACCGGCTGCGGCAGGATGGCGTAATAGCCCGGCGCGAGGTTGTAGCCGCTGCCGACGTCCACCGCTTCAACCGGGACTTCCACCTGCATCAGCCCATCGGTGAAGGTGCCGGCGGTGGTGGTGACCAACTGGTAGACGTGGCCGTTGATCGAGGCGGACTGCACCACCGTGCCGGCCGGTATCTCCAGCGCTCCGCCGGCTTCCAGTCGGGTGAACAGCAGCACGCCGCGCGCCTTGGTCGCGCCCTTGCGCTCCACGTTCACCGCCCAGGCCAGCATGTCCAGCCAGGCGCCAGTGGCGGTTTTCACGAAGAAGTTCGGCAGCACCGTGCCGCTGACGAACTCCAGCAGCCACAGCACGGGCTTGGTCACCAGGGCGGTGACGACACGCCAGAAGGGCGAATACGCACTGGTGTTGCTCAGCTTGCTGCCCTGGGCGGTCACCTCACTTTCCCAGGCCTGGCGCAACCCCGCCTCGGTGGTGGGGATGCCCGCGTCCATCAGTGCTTGCTTGAAGTCCACGTCGCTCACAGGGCTACCTCGATGCTGCCGAATTTCAGGGTCTTGGCGGTGACCAGGTACTGGCCTGGCTCCACCTGGGTGATCAGTGCGGTACCGGGGACCAGGCGCTCGTCGGCCTCCACCAGCAGCTCCATTTGCTGGATGCAGTCGCGCTGCCGTAACCGGTCGCGCTCGGCCACCAGCGTCACCAGCAGGCCGCTGTCGCGGATCATGTGGGCGATGTCCTGGGCGATGCTGGCGCGGTCGTCCACCAGCAGCGGCTGGCGGGACAGGTCCAGCACCAGGTCGTTGTCGGCGATCAGCAGGTCGATGTAGTCGCTCATCCGCCCACCGCCATGCTCATCATGTTTTCCAGCTCGAGCGGGCTCATTGCTTTGCCGGTGTGGATCTCGACTTTCTCCACCCGGGTGCCCTTGTCCTGGTTGCTGGTGTTCTGGATGCTGGTCAGCAGGCCGCCCGGCGGCACCGCAGTGGCGCGCTGCGGGGAAAGGCTCGGGATGGCGTTATTGATGGTGGCCTGGGCTTTCTGTGCCCGGTCGGCCTGCTCGGCAGCTGTCATCACCACCTCGCCGCCGGGCACGCTTGGAACCGCCGGCATGTCGCCGAAGGTCGTGTCGATGTTGATGCCTGGAATCTTGTTCAGCAGTGCGATCAGGCCCTTCAGAGCCGACCCCAGCAGCGCGAACGGGGAAAGGTTGGTCAGTCCCCAGATGAACACGTCCCAGATGGCCTTTGCCGCCGTGGTCACCACTTCCAGCGAAGCCAGCCAGTCCACCATCTGCATGCCGAAGGCGACTACCTGCTGCAAGCCGACCCACAGCACGTTCAGCAGCGCGCCGAACACGCGGAATAGCATCACGACCGGCGTCAGCATCACGACGATGGCCTGGAACCACGCGGTGTCGCCGAATGAGGCCTTCAGGTCATCCCAGTAGTAGATCGCCGCGCCGACACCAATCACCAGCGCAGCGAGGCCGATAACGATCAGGGCAATCGGGCTTGCCAGCATGGATAGCATTCCGAAGATGCCGTTCAGGATGGTCAGCCCCGCCACGGCGGCGATTACGCCAAGCACCCCGAGCGTCAACATGCCGAGCAGCTTGGTGATGTTGGGGAACAGGCCCGCCCAGCGGGTCAGCGTGCCCGCGATAGCAGTCAGGCGCTCCATCAGAGGCGTAAGCAGCGGGATCAGCGCCTGTCCGAAGGCAATGCGCAGCGCCTGCACGGCGGCGCCGAACTGCTGCCAAGGGTCGACCATGGCCTTGGCCATCTTCTCGGCCTGCTCGAGGCCGTGCACGTTGCCCAGCTGCTCCATGCTGTTGGCCAGGCCCGTGGTGTCGGTCATCAGCAGCTTGATCAAGCCCACGGCCTCGTCGGAGCCGAACGCCTTTTTCAGCGCGTCGGATTCGGCCACGTCCAGCGTGTCGCCGAACTTGCCCTTGAGCTTGTCCAGGATCTGCAGCATCGGCAGCATCCGGCCCTGGCTGTCGGTGAACGACAGGCCCAGTTTTTCCTGGGCGCCGCCCACGCCAGACAGGAAGGCCTTGTACTTGGTACCGGCCTCGGCGCCGCCCATGGTCGCCTGCAGCGTGCCGAGGATGGCCACCTGCTCGGACAGGCCGATGCCGGCGGACGTCGCACTGGCGCCGATCGACGTGAAGGCGTCGCTCATGTCCTTGCCGGTGGTCTTGAACATCTGCACGGCCAGCGCCGTCTGCCCCGTCAGGTTCTCCACCCACTCGGCCTTGCCCATGGCGTCGGCCTGGTTCTTGAAGATGCCGTACATGGTGCCGACGTAGCTGGTGATCGTGCCGGCGTCCGCCTTGGTCGCCTTGGCCAGCAGGTTGCTCGCGTTGGTGAACGAGGAAAGCTGCTCGCCGGTGAGCCCGGCGATCGCCGACTGGATGTCGTAGGCCGAGGCCACGAAGTCGCGGGCGTTAGCGCCGTAGGCAACGGAGAACGCCAGCGCCTTGTCGTTCAGCCGCTGCAACGCGTCCTCGGCCACGCCGAGGGACTTCACCTCGCCCAGTGCGCGGTTCATCTCCAGCGCCGGCTGCAGCGATTCGTTGATGGCCAGCCCAGCGCCCACCATGCCGGCCAGGCCAAAGCCCATCTGCCGGATGTTGTCCTGACCTTTCTCGGCCAGCTCGTTGAAGCCCATCTTCACCTTGCCCAACGGCGCGCTGACCTGGTCGGTCAGCTTCAGGATGAAGTTCAGGGCGGCGCTGTTCGTAGCCATCGTTCACCTAACCATTCAACGCATGGGCAATGCCGTTCGCCACGGCGATCTCCATGCGTCTCCAGTACTCGTCCTCCAGCCACTTGGCGGTGCCCATGTTCTCGGGCGTGGGCGCCGCGCCAGGTAGCCAGCGTTCAGCCAGGGCCATCAGCTGACCCAGGCCGTCTTCGGTCAGTCGTTCGGCTCGGTGCAGGGCTTTTTTACCGCCACCTCAACGTCCGGGCTGTACTCCTCGAGCAGCGTGCCGGCCACCTGCATGGTCAGCACCGGGTTGGCGAGCAGCGGGCGCAGGGCGTCCTTCTGGTCGGGCTGCACGGTGGTGGTCAGCAGGTTGTGGCCCGGGGCGACCTTGTTGCTTGGGGTCAGCGCGTTGAAGTACTTCGTCACGTCCTGGGCGGACAGGTTGAAGGTGAAGTCGGCGGCGCCGATGGTGATCACGATCTGGCGTTGTGCGGTCATGCTCTGTTCCTCATAAGGGCTTCGATGTGGGCGCGCAGGTTGCTTTCCAGCTTGTCCATTGCGCGCTCGAAATCGGTGGTTTTCGGGTAGTTCTGGGCGATCTCCACGCGCAGCTCCAGGTGCTCGCGTCGCGCCTCGCTCACCTGCCGGAACAGATGCGCCTGGAAGCCGATCACGGCGGTCAGCAGCAGCTCCGGCAGCAGGTTCATCAGGTTCTCCAGCAGGCCCATGTCAGGCGCTCCAGTTGCCACGCCCGCCGATGCGCACCGCGGCGTGCATCAGCCAGGCGAGGGCCTTGTTCATGCCTTCCTCGAGGAGGGCAGCGTGGAAGATCCTGTCCGCCTCGCGCTTGGTGAAGCGGTGGGTCAGGTTCGTGTAGATGAAGTCGTGCACCACGGCCGGCCGGCGGGCCTGCACGTGGTCGCGCGGCACGATGCGCCAGGCCAGGCGCGGCACGCTGGCCAGGTCCGTGCGGTAACCCACCGGCACGATCACGCGGCGTTGGTCGGCGGTGCGGTACTGCAGCGGCTTGACCACCTTCCACAGCGCGTCGCCGGGCACATGGCGCAGCTCCAGGTCGCTTTCAAAAGGCATCGGCGGCGCACTCCACGCGGATCCGGTTCGGCGCCGTGCTGGTGGCGATCGCCTCGCGCAGCACGCTGCGGCCGATCTCCGGGGCCGCGCAGTAGCGGCTCACCAGCGTGCCGGCGGCGGTGGCGACCGGGTTGCTCGCGGTGCACGCGGCCACGGCCAGGGTGGCGATCAGGGCGAGCGCACAGGCCACTACCTGGGTCTTGAACGTGTACTTCATGGTCAGTAGCTCCAGATCATCGGGCGGGGCAGCTGCTCGGCCGGCGCCATGTCCAGGTGAATGAACCGCCCGCTGCCCTTCTGCTGAATGCCGATGCCGGTGAAGGGCAGCGTCATGGCCAGGCGCAGGATGGAAACCGCCGCCGCACCGCTGCAGGCGATGTCCAGCGCAGCGCCGGTGCTGTGTGCGCCGGGCTTGGTCTTGCGCGCCTCCACCGGGTGCTGGCGGCAGCGGTAGGCGCTGCTCACCACCAGCGGCTGGGCGTACAGCTCGCGCAGCTGCTGCACCGCCTCCATGAAGGCTGGGTCCATCTCGGTGCCGTCGCTGCCGCAGCGGCCGCATTTGCAGCGCAGCTCGGCGTAGCTGAAGTTCGGCCAGGGGCTCTTGCTCATCGGGTGGCTCGCTTCTCGAAAAGGGTTTGGCACGGGGTGCAGCGGGTCACCCCACCCAGCGCGCGGCGCTTGGCGGGGATCTCCTCGTCGCAGTCCTGGCAGTGGTGCAGGCTCGGGCCGTTCGGTGAGCGGGCCAGCTGGGCGGCCAGGGCGCGCTCCAGCTCCCGTTCTTCGCGGTCAACCGCGCGATCGACCCAGTCCGCCATCAGCGCAGGCCCTCGATCTCTTCAGCAGCGAGGTACGGCACGCCGTTGATGCGGATGAAGTCCGGGCTGGTGACGTCGAAGGGCACCTTGTGCTTGCTCTTCTCGCCGCCCTTGGGGTCGATGTTCAGCAGGCTGGATACCTTCAACTTGCAGCCGAAGGCCTCCACGCGAAGCTCCTCCTCGCCGGCCTTGGCGAAGAACACCGAGTCGAACGGATCGAGCTGGCGGAAGCTGCCGGCGCGCTTGGCGGCCTCGATCAGCAGGTTGAAGTTGGCGGTGTCGAATTCCATCTCGCCGCCGGCGGAAACGTCGCCATCCACGTGCCCATTCGGCACGCCCTTGTCCTGTGCCACCGCCGTGTTGTCGGTGATGTCCAGGGTGCAGCTCTCGACGTGAACCAGCAGATCGCCCAGGTTCACGTCGAAGTTTTTGCCACCGATACGTGCCATGCGGGCTTACTCCGAATCGTCGTTGGAAAGGTCGAGGGCGATGTTCGCCGTGAGGTCTTTCGGGCAGTTGTAGGGCTTGAGCTTCAGGTAGGCCTCGACCTTCGTTTTGCTCTGCCACACCAGGACGATGTCGCCGTCTTTCGGCGGCTCGATCTCGCCCGGGAACACCTGGCCGGCGAACTGCACCGAACGCGACATGGCACGCAGCGGCGCCATCAGTGCGCTGGTGGCCGCGGCCATAGCGTTGGGGGTGTTGTTCAAGCGGCGATCGGCGACCCGCTGAATCAGCAGGATGCGCACGCGGCGCGCGGCCTTGTCCGCCAGGCGCAGGTACTCCACCACCTGGAAGTCGCTGCCCGGCGCGTCGAGCATGTTGCCGTCGCCCCAGAACACGCCCGGGTAGTCGGGGTAGGTCTGCGACACACTGAAACGGGCAGTGTCGAGCTCGGCACGGATCGCCGAGGGCAGCGGGATGCCGTCGACGTCCACCGGCGTTTCGCCCAGGCCCAGCACGGCGCCCGTGGCCACGCGCATGGGGCTGTCGGCGATGCTCACTGCGGCGTTGGCCAGGCGCCCGGCCAGCACGCCCAGGTCGTTGCCGTGCAGCTGCGGTACCACCAGCACGCGCGGCGCCGCCAGGTCCTGGACGATGGCGCGCTGCTCGATCAGGTACTGGTTCCAGGTCTGCAGGTCCGGATCGCAACCGGCGGTGGCCGCCATCACGAACACACGGCGGCCATAGGTGCTGTTCAGCATCACCGCGGCGTCGTGCATCGCGCTCAGCTCGGCGCCGCTGGTCACCGGCGAGGTGATCACCACCGCCTCGACCGAAAAGCCCTGCTGCTGGGAGTACTCCAGGGCGTCCTGCCAGCTGCCGGCTACCGCATCGATCGGCGCAGCCAGGCAGGCCCAGCGGTCGCCGCCGTTCAGGCGCGCCGCGGTGATCTGCCGCTTCAGGTCGCTGTCGTCAACGCCCAGGGCGGCATCCAGGTCGCTCTGGGTGTTCAGGGGGATCAGCTCGCCGACGTTCGCCGCGGCCGGGCCGATGAATAGGAAATAGCGCTCGATCTCGGTCACGGCACCCTGGCCGAGGTTGAGATTGTTGACGCTGACTTTGCCGAGTGCCATGCAGTGCCTCGCTAGCGGGGTGAGTTAAGGATTTGTTCGAGCACCTGGTTCACCAGCAGCCGGGTGTCGCGGTCGGAATCCACACCGAGGAACTGGCGCTTGGGCAGGGTGATCTCCCAGCTCTGGGTGCCGGATGACTCAGCGTTGCCATCAGTGAGGATTCGAATCAGCAAGCCGGCCTGCTGGTACTGCACGTGCTCCAGGATCCAGGCCACCGAAGGGCGGGTGAGGCTCTTCTTGCCCGCCTGGCGCACGCGGAAGCCGAGGCGGCGCAGCCGCTTGGCTTGCTTTTCGGTCGCGCCTTGCCCCGGGCGAACGGTGTTCCAGCGCTTCATCTGCGCTGCCGTGCGTCGCTCGCTGTTGCCGTGGTGCTGTTGGGTGGCAATCCAGCGGGTCAGGCCGTTTTTCCAGCCCAGCTCCGCCACTTCGGCGTTCACGCGGGTGATCTGCAAAAGCTTTCCGAGACCGGCTTCCATCTTCTTCTTGCCCTTGCCGTCGCCTTTGCGCGGCTCGAAGGGCGTGCCGTCCAGGTTGCGCTGCTCGCGGATGCGCTGGCGGCTCATCGTCCGAATGCGCTTGCCGACCTGGTTCAACAGTCGGCGGCGCAGCTTGGGTGGCAGGTTCAGCAGAGCCAGCTGTTCCCGGACACCCAGGATGTTCTTCACATCCATTTCGAAGGTGCTACGCGCCATGGCTGGCCACCTCCCCGTGCTCGGCAATCCACAGATCGAACGGCACGAAGGCCCAGCGCTTGCCGAAGGCCTCGATCTCGCCGTCGTCGGCTTCGGCCAGGTACTGCGGCTCGATGAATTCCAGGGTCAGCTCGACGTCGGCCAGGTCGTTGTCCAGCTGCTCGATGTCGAAGGTCGGCGCCGGCAGCGAGTTGTCGCGATCGGGATCAAAGTTCTCCAGCCAGCTGCCGAGCAGGGCCATCAGCCGGCCCGGGTGGTCGGCGAAGCGCTCCATCACGATCACCGCGCGGTAGCGCATGTCGCCCAGGTGCAGGCCGTCCAGGTCGGGCTTCCAGGTGAGGTTGAGCGTGACCTGCTCGGCCCAGCTGTCGAGCTGTTCCGGAGCGACCAAACGGCGCTCGAGCAAAAAGGTGGTCAGGGCGCGGAGCTTGTTCACAGCAGCACCGCCGTAATCCGGCCACGGCCCTGCAGCAGGCGCACGGCCTGTTGGCTGAAGGCGAGGAACTGGTCTTCGGTGGCGGGTGATTCCTTGGCGATGTTCACGGCCGACTCACGGCGGTTCACCGTGGCGAACTGTTGCAGCAGGTAGGCCTTGGCGCGGCAGTACACGGCGCGCTTGTACGTCGCTACGTGAAATGTGCGCTCCGGCAGGACCATGGGGTCCGCACTTTCAACGTTGGCGATGCCGGCCGCCTGCCAATCCGCCTTGCGCTTGGCCAGGTCGACGTTCACTTCGCCCATGGCAAAGGCGATGCCCTCGGCCAGCAGCTCGCTCAGGTACTCCGCCGGCAGGCGGTAGCCCTTCTGGAACTCGGCGACGGAGAGGTCAGGCCAGAAGCCGTCGTTCTCTATCGCTTGGTCCACCAGGGTGGTCGGTTTACCTGAAAAGCTCATCGCTGGCCGCTCGAATAGGGCGGGGTGACTGCGTCGGGTGGTACTGGCTCAAAGCCGGAACACCTGGGCAGGCCCCGCTGGGGGGGGGTAGCTGGTTACGCGGTACCGGCTTCGGCTTGCTGCTTGCGCAGCGCCTTCTCGGCACCTTCAAGGCGCGTTTTCACGCCGATTTCCGGGTACAGCTCGGTGGCACGGTTGAGGTGCGCAACAGCCGGGGCCCAGTCCTTACGCTCCATGGCCAGCACGCCGAGCAACTTGTGGTAGCGGGCCGGGATGCGCTCGAACAGCTCCCAGGGGGCGGGGCGCTCGCCTTCACCGCCCTGGGTGAAGCCGTCCCAGGTTCCATCCACGCGCGGCAGCAGCTGCGACACGTAGGGTTCCGGGCTGCGGCCGGCCTTGTGCTCGGCCTCGGCCCAGTCGATCAGCTCGTCGGCGACGAAGGTCTGCACGTCACGCTTGAAGCGTTCCGGCAGCTGCTGGCCCTGCCCAATCGCGAAGTCGGCAAGCTCGATGCCGGCTTCGAACTGCGCCGTATCGAAAAGCCAGACCAGCACCTGCATCAGCACCGGGTTAGGGTGGTTCAGGCCCGATTCGCGGTAGCGCTGCACGTAGTCCAGGTACTTGGGCAGCAGCTCGTCGCGCTTGAGTGCCTGGCGTGTCTCGCGGCTGTTGATGGCACTGATGCGTTCCAGGTCCGCATCCATCGCGGTGGTCATCAGGGCCAGGTGCTTCTGGGCGTTGGCAGGGCCGGCCAGGGCGGTGGCGGGCGTGTAAGCCCGCGCACCGGTGGCCGCTGCTGCCGCACCCTGTTCGCGCACGCGGCGCTTATGGGCTAGGGCCAGGCTCATGTCAGACGAACTCCACGTTGGCGGACTCGATGGCCGCGAACTTGCCCAGCTGCTCAATCACGTAGCCCTCGTTGCGGCTGTTGTAATCCTCAACCTGGGAGCGCTTGGGGTTCTCCTGGATGTGCCGGCGCCAGCTGGTGTCCTGGAAGTAGATCGACAGGTTGTCCCAGCTGGTGACCACCACGCCGCGGCCCGGGAAGTGCGGGCAGGTGAAAGTCGGCAGACCGCCGTAGGTGGCGATCACCTGGGCCATCTCGATGCGTTCTTTCTCGGTCGGGGTGTCGCCCTGGGCGGCGTACAGCTTGGCCTTGTCGTGGGCCAGCAGCTCGCGGCCGACGATGGCGATCAGGTCGCCGCCGTCGCGGAACTCCTCGTCGATCATCAGGGACACGTCGTGCACCAGGGCGTCGAGGTTGGCGTAGTCGCCGGTCGCGCCGATCTGGATCTTGCCGGCGACCTTGGCGCCTTGGGCCAGCACCTGCTCCGGCGCCTGCTCGCGGGCGATCTGCAGCCAGCCCTTGTTCACGTCCTGCAGCAGCGGGTTGGCTACGCGGTCAGTGGTGGCGGCGGCGCTGGTACCGTTCCAGCCGATCATGATGCGGTCGAGCGCGATCTGCTTCTGCACCGCGGCGGAATAGCGCTGCGGGAAGTTCGGGAACTTGGCCCAGGCGTCGATGCTGGCGTACTTCAGCGCCACGTCGCTGTGGGTTTCGAACAGCTCGTAGCCCTGGCCGTCCAGGCCCAGCACGTTGCGAGCGACGCGGTCGGCGTTGCTGGTGTCGGTACGGCCGGTCACCGTGCCGCTGGTACCCAGCATGACCTTCTCGCCCTTGATCTCGCTGACCGGGATCACGTTGATCCGGGACAGGAAGGCCGAGCTGTGGGTGATCTTTTCGTTCAGCGTCTGCGCGTGGGTCGGCGTGACGTTGAATTCCTCGCGCACGCTTTCCACGCCATAGGTGGTGGCGATCGCAACGGCGAGGGCGCTGAATTTCAGGCGGGCTGCTTGGCTCAGGCTCATATCAGTACACGGCCTCTTGTTTGTCGTCGGCCGCGCCAGTGGTGTTGGGCACGTCTTTGCCCTTGCCCTGGTTCAGCGCGGTGTTGAATTTCTCGGTCAGGTCGTCCAGCGAGGTTTTCAGGCTGTTGAACTGCTCGGCGGTGATACCGGTGGCCTTGTCGCCGTCCTTGCCGGCTTCCGGCTCGGTGACGGCGGGCTTCTCGGGCTCGGTGGGCTTGGCGGCAAAGGTGGCAGCGCTCGTTTCCAGGCTGGTGGCCACGGTGCCGAGCTTGTCCACCGCGGCGGCGAAGGCCTGCACGGTTTTCGGATCCATTGGGGTGCTCTCGTCTTTGGGGGTTGCGGGGGATTCGGGACCGCCCTTGCCGAGGGCGCTGAACAGACGGGTGAAGAAGGAAAGGGCGGCGGCTTCGTCCGTTTCGGGCGCGGCGCTCAGCTCGCCCAGCGGCTCGAGGTTGGCGAAGTAGTTGCCCTTCTCCGCGCGGCGGGAGAAGTGCAGCTCTTCGGTGCCCACGCTGGCGGGCTCGTCGGTGACGGCCATGCCGCCCAGGTAGGCCTTGCCGGTGTCGGCGAAGTCCGGGTTGATCTCGATCGAGGTGAAGAGCTTTTGCCCTGCCTTGTTCATCTGCAGCAGGTACTCGTTGGGCTTGAGCCGAGCGAACAGGCCGACCTTGCCGCCTTCCACGTCTTCGGCCTTCAGCTCGGCGACGGTGCCCAGGCTGCCGAAGTAGCGGATGTGCTCGTACCAGATGGTCGCGGTATACAGCGCGGGGTCGTAGCTCTCGGCCATGTCGCGCAGGTCCTGCGCGTCGATGGTCCGACCGTCGGCGGTCTTGCCGCTGGTGGCCACACGTTTCCAGTCAGATACAAGGGTGCGAGGCATGAACTTTTCGGCTCTGTCGGGGTTCAGATGCCGCCACCATAGGCACCGCCCAGGTACCCCTCAAACGCTTTGCTTTCGCCCCGTTCCTAGCTGCGAAATCTAGGAATTGCCCGCAATTTATCTGCGCGTTTGCCTCTTTTTCGCCGCATAGACTGCGGCGCATGCCTTACTCCATCGAGATCAAAGAAACCGCCAAGCGCCTGTACCTGCGCCGCGCCAAGCCGCGCGAAATACAGGCCGAACTCGGCTTGCCCAACGTCCGGATCGTCTACTACTGGATCGCCAAGGGCGGCTGGGACGAGATGCTGACGGACGAGGAGCCGCTGACCGCCGTCAGCCGGCGCATCACCCTGCTGCTGGAAAAACCCGGCACGCTGGCCAAGGGCGAGCTGGACGAGCTGGACCGCCTCACCACCGTGCGCGAACGCCTGCTGAAGCAATGCGCCAAGCCGCAGCAGTCGGCCCACGACGCGCCGCGGGAGCGGAGCGAGGGCAGGGAGCAACAGGGTGAGCGCCAACAGCGGCGGGGCGGCAAAGGTGAACGGCGGGAGAAGAAGCCGAAGAACGACGTCACCGGCCTCTCCGAAGTCGACTTCCTGGAGAAGTTCACGGCCAACATGTTCGGCTACCAGCAGGAGCTGTTCGCCGCCAAACAGAATCCGCTGACCTGCCGCATCCGCAATGTGCTGAAAAGCCGGCAGGTGGGCCTGACCTACTACTTCGCTGCCGAAGCCTTCATGGATGCGGTGCTGACCGGCGACAACCAGATGTTTCTCTCGGCCAGCCGGGCGCAGTCCGAGATCTTCCGCAGCTACATCATCGCCTTCGCTGCCGAGTGGTTCGGCATCCAGCTCACCGGCAACCCCATCGTGCTGAGCCGCGACGGCAAGCCCTGGGCAGAACTGCGCTTTCTCAGCACCAACAGCAGCACCGCCCAGGGTCACCACGGGCACGTCTACATCGACGAGTACTTCTGGATCCGCGACTTCGAGAAGCTGAACAGCCTCGCCGGGGCGATGGCCACCCACAAAAAGTGGCGAAAAACCTACTTTTCCACGCCCAGCGCCGTCACCCACCAGGCCTACCCGTTCTGGACGGGCGAGGAATTCCGCAACAGCAAGCGCGGCAAGAAGCTCGGGCAGGAGTGGCCCAGCGAAGCGGCCATCCACCAGGGCGCGCTCTGCCCGGACGGCCAATGGCGCAAGATCATCACCATCGAGGACGCCGTGGCCGGCGGCTGCGACCTGTTCGACATCGATCGCCTGCGCCTGGAGAACGACGAAGACCGCTTCGATCAGCTCTACATGTGCAAATTCATCGACAGCACGCAGAGCGTCTTCAGCCTGGCCGACCTCGAGCGCTGCTATTCCGACCAGAGCCTGTGGACCGACTACGACCCCGACCCGAACGCGCCGCGGCCCTTTGGCAACAGCCCGGTCTGGCTCGGCTACGACCCCAGCCGCACCCGCGACGATGCCACTTGCGTGGTGGTCGCGCCACCGCTGGAGGCTGGTGGCAAGTTTCGCATCCTGGAGAAGCACAGCTGGCGGGGGCACTCGTTCACCTACCAGGCCGGCCAGGTCAAGAAGCTCACCGAGCGCTTCAACGTCGTGCACATCGGCATCGACATCACCGGGGTGGGCTACGGCGTGTTCGACCTGGTGCGCGACTTCTTCCCGCGGGCCACGCCGATCCACTACAGCCTGGAGACGAAGAACGCCCTGGTGCTCAAGGCGCAGGACACCGTCCAGGGCAGCCGCATCGAATGGGACGCCGGCTGGAACGACATTGCCGCGGCCTTCCTGACGATCAAGCGCGGCGCCACCGCCAGCGGCCAGATCACCTACAGCGCATCACGCACCGAAGCGACCGGCCACGCCGACATCGCCTGGGCGATCATGCACGCGCTGGCCCATGAACCCCTCAATACCAACAAACGGCGGCGCAGCCGCTGGTCATCACTCGAACAGGTCAGCCATGGCAAAGCGCAAACCGCAGCAGCAACAAGCAACCAACCGGGCGCCCAAGGCGTTCTCGTTCGGCGCGCCAGAATCGGTATTGGCCGAAAACATGGGCCAGTACCTGGGCGTGTTCGCCAGCGACGACGGGCGCCTGTACACGCCGCCGGTGTCGCGCACCGGGCTGGCCAAGCTGCTGCGCGCCAACGCCCACCACGGCGCCATTCCGAAGTTCAAGCGCAACCTGCTGCTGCGTGACTTCCGCCCCTCGGTCGGCTGCAGCGCGCAGACCATGGGCCGCGCGGCGCTCGATTTCATCGTCTTCGGCGAGGCCTACTTCCAGCGCATGCGCAACATCATCGGCCAGGTGCTCGAGCTGCAGCACCTGCCGGCGATCAACATGCGGCGCAAGGTCGGCGGGGGCTTCGTGATGCTGCTGCCCAAGGGGCAGGAACTGCACTTCGAGGAGGACGAGGTGGAGCACGTGATGGATTACGACGTCGAGCAGAACGTCTACGGCGTGCCCGACTACCTGGGCGGCATGCACTCGCTTTTGCTCAACGAGAGCGCCACGCTGTTCCGCCGCCGCTACTACAACAACGGCGCCCACGCGGGCTTCATCTTCTATACCAACGACCCGGACCTCACCGAGGAGGACGAGAAGAAGCTCCAGGAGCAGATCAAGGGCAGCAAAGGGGTGGGCAACTTCCGCTCGATGTTCGTCAACATCCCGGGCGGTACCGAAAAGGCTATTCAGATCATTCCGGTGGGGGACGTGGCCACCAAAGACGAGTTCGAGCGGATCAAGAACATCACCCGGGCGGACGTGATCGCCGCGCACCGCATGAACCCGGCGCTGGCCGGCATCATGCCGGAGAACTCCAGCGGCTTCGGCGACATCGAGAAGATCGACCGCGTGTTCACCAACAACGAGATCCGCCCGATCGCCATGCTGTTCCTGCAAATCAACGCCACGCTGCGCGCCGATCGGCGTGTGGCCTGGAACGAGCCGGCGGCGGGCTGAATGCGACATATGTGCATATTTGCTGATATATGCAGACGACCTTAGAATTCGTGATGGCATTCCGCCATGAATTTCTAAGGACAGACGATGTACGAATACAAGATGGTTCAGGTGCCGCCGAGCATCGAGGTGAAGGCGAGCAAGCACAACGGGCAGGAGGCGGCGGTATATCTCGAAACCATCGCGAACCAGTACGCGGCCGAGGGCTGGGAGTTCTATCGAATCGACAGCGTGGGCGTTCAGGTGCAGGCGGGCTGCTTCGATGCGCTGGCGGGGCGCAAGGCCTCGAACAGCACCTATTACGTGATCAGCTTCCGCCGGCCGCGTTGAGCACGGTTGTCATCAAGGCGCTGATCCGGCTCTACCAGGCCACGGCGCCGCAGCGATTGAGGGGCGCCTGCCGCTACGAGCCCAGCTGCTCCAACTACGCGTTGCTGGCGATCGACAAGTACGGTGCCTGGAAAGGGTCGGGAATGGCTCTGCGACGAATTCATCGGTGCCGGGTGCCCAACGGCGGCGAGGACTACCCATAGCGTGCAGTGATTCGAAATGGCCACTAGATGTTGTGGCAGAATAGTACCCGTATGGATACCTCGGGGGAGGGGCTACGGGTGCGAATCAACTGCAACGCTTGTCGGGGAAAAGCTCGGATCGGATCTCGCGACGAGCTTTCGGAAAACTTCGCCAGGCTCTACTGCCAGTGCCTGGACCCCTTGTGCGGTCATACCTTCGTGATGAACCTCACCTACTCGCACGCGCTGCGCCCTGCAGCTGGGGCGGTTGACCAATTGCTGTTCGACCGTCTCCGCCAGCTGCCTCGAGCGCAACAGCGTCAGCTGTTCGAACAGCTCGGCGCCGCGACTGGCTGACGCAGCGCGCTGGCCAACGCCTTTACGTTGTTCCTGATGCGAACTTCTACCATCTGCAGAATCAACCGCTGCCCCTCGTTCACGGCCGCGTCCCCGGTTCCTGCCGCAGCGGCAGTTCCCATGTAAGCAATTACGTTTGCTACGTCCTCCATCTCATCGATCATCGTGTTAATTGCAGCATGAAGTTCGTGTTCCATTACTACCGTTCCCTTGGTGGTACATATCAGGGCTTGAAGTTTAGGTATCGATTTTTTGCAGCGTCAAGCACTTTTTATAACCGATAAAAATAATCTAGAAGGTGCTGATGACACAGCCGAAACCGTGCTAAGAGGCCCGCGCGACGGGCTCTGTCAGGATTGGTGGCTAGAATTCGTCTTTCCTAATTCTGGTTGGTCAATGCCGGCGAATTTGTTATTGCGTTAATTGACGGCTTCGTCATTGCGTCATTTCGTTAAATGTACAAAAGGGCAAAAGCACAAAAGCGCTTTTGCTCCCGAGCTGCTTTGATCCGTATTTAAGTATTTACATAGTTACTTATTTACTTACTTTCTTACTTTCTTTCTTCGGGCACAAAAAAGAGCGCCGTAGCGCTCTTTCTGTTGCTGCGTGTCGCCTCGTTTTCAGGTTATTGGCCGACCTCCAAGGTGACCACACCGTAGCGGCGCTGGCCGCTCAGGTCCTCGAAGGCCACCACGAACAGGCCGGGCGGCAGCGGGATTTGCACCACGCCGTTGCCGGTTTCGTGTTGCAGCAGCTGGGTCGCCTCCACCAGCGCAAAGCTGGATGGCAGATCCAGCTGCTCACGCGCCTGTCGCTGCTGCGCCTCGGGTACCGCGATCAGTTGTCCATCGATCAGCATCGCGTTCTCCTCACATGCACATCGGCGGGTTGCTGCCGGTGCGCTCTAGGTCCAGTTGTTCCCATACCGAGAGCAGCCGGCCGTGCTTGTCGCGGTTGCGCTTCTGCACGCTGGGCAGCTCGGCGTAACAGGCCTTGCAGATATCGCTCAGCCCGTCCGGCTTGGCGGCCTGGCGGTAGAAGAACTCGCTATCGGCCGGCCAGTGCTCGTCGCACTTCTTGCAGAGCTTTTCGGGTGCCTCCTCGAGCACCTGAACGACGGCGTCAGCCATGGGCCACCTCCTCGAGCAGGTCACCCGGGTGGGTGAAGGTGGTGCGCTCGCGCGGGTTGAGCAGGTCGGGTTGTTCCTGGAGCAGGCCCGGCGCCAAGCCCAGCTTCCTGGCCAGCGCCTCGGCAGCGTGGCGGGCATCGATGGTGCAGCTCGCCGTCTGTTTCTCACCGCGCACGGTGGCCATGTAGGTCATGCCGGTGAAGCGGGTGCGGATTTCAACGGTCATGGTGGGCTCCCGTGACAGGAAGCGTGGCGCGGATAATCGGGAATTGCAGCTCGGGCTCGTCATCCGCGAAGCTTTCACGAAAGGCATCCCCGATAGTCGAGACTCCGAATGTGCCAGGCATTGGACGGCCCGTCGCTGCGTAATGCGCGTCGGAGCGATCGCTAAACACCACGCCTTCCTCCGCACGCTCATTCCACACGATGAGGACCTCTTTGCCGATGGTGCGCTGTGCGAGCTGAGCGGTGAGGCTCGCCTTATCAGCGACCTCTCTCGCGGCGTCGTACAGAATCGCAAACCCACCGCGCCTTGCTTCGTCCCTTCCGTGCCAGTAGCGGCATTCATCTAGAATCAGGTCGAGGATCTGCTGGATTGCGGATAGTTCTCGCTCGGTCTGCATCGGGGTTGAATCAGCCATGGGCCACCTCCTCAGTTTTCACGACATCGCGCACGACGGCAGCCATCATGAAACGCTTGCCATTGCTGGTTTCGATAGGGCCAAGACAGTGCCGAGCCTCTCCGGTGACTGCGCTCGCCATCGGCATGGTGAGCATGACGATACGCCCCAGGAAACGAGCCAGCCCCTGCCAGTCTTCGAGCTGGTCGCCGCACAGCTCGCATTCGATGAACTCCATCACTTCGTCCCAGATGTCATCGCCAGCCTTTTCACGGGCGGCGAATTTCTCGGGGTAGGCCGCAACGATCAGCTCGTACAGCTCCAGGTCGTCCAGCGGTTTCGTGTTCTGCATGAGGCACCTCAATTCAAAGTAGGCGCAGCGGCACGGGGCGCGGCGCAGGGTTGGGCGAGCAGCTTGGTGATCACCGCGGCGTCGGCCGGGGTGAGTTCGCCGAGCCGGTGGGCCATGTCGGCCACGCTTTCCAGGCGGATGCGCGCCTCGGCGGTTTTCTGCACCTGGTAGCGGACCAGCGCCTCGCCAACGATGGACGTGGCGGTCACCAATAGGTGACGGGGTGCTGTGGTAGCCTTTGCTCCGCTGCCGCTTGGGTGTTGTGCTTGCATGGTGTTGCTCCTTTGCTGGTGGTAGGTGTCGGGGAGTTGCAGCTCCTCGACACCCTTCTTTCAGCCCCGCCCGGGTAGGGCGCTGGCCGTGAATACCGGGCGCATCTCGCGCCGCACTTCGAACATCCCCAATTCCTTGCCGTCCAGGTCCTGCAGGTGGACCCGCGTCAGCTCGCCTGGCAGCGCGGTCGGGTGGTGGTCACGCCAGTGGCAGCTCGCGGCCAGCTCGGCTAGTGATTCGGCGGTCATCACCTCGATGCAGGCGATCGGCAGATCGATATGGCCGGAGACGCCGTTGGCGCAGTAGGTCAGGCGCATGGAGTTGATTCCTCGCCTGCTTTCCTGGCCCAGCCCAGCAGCTCATACGGCTCGACGATCGCGCTCCGCTCGACGGAGCAGCCGCCCTCGTCGTCAAAGGTGAGCACCAGGCCGCGCAGCGCGAACCTCTCGGGGAAGTTCTTCTCACCCATCTCGATGGCGCGATTGCAGGCAGCGGTGTAGGCGGTGTTGATATGGGCAACCTGCTCGTCGAAGGACCGCTTGGCGTCCGCCAGTCGCTGCTCGGCGTCGATGAGTTCTTCGTGCGAGCGCTCGAGGAGGTGCATGGAATCCAGCAGCTTGCTCATAGGCTTGGCGGTGGGGGTCTGAGTTTGCTTGGTCATGGTGTTGCTCCTTTCAGTGGTGGGTGCGGAGTAGGTCGAAGGTGGCGGCGAACACGTCGTCGCCCAGCTGGCGGGCGCTCAGGTGGCCGTAGTGCATGCCAAGTTCGCGGGTGATCCAGTGGGCCTGCTCGGGGCGTTCCAGGCTGATCATCGTCAGCAGCAGGGCGCGGCGCGGAAGGTCGAGACTGTTCAGGGTTTTCAGCAGCGCGGGCAGGGGGCCCAACTGGGCGTCAGCCCAGGTATTAATGCCGCCCTGGGCAAATGGGAACGCTTCGCCGCCGATCAGCTCGACGCCCTTCTTCCAGGCGACAAAGAAGGGATCGGTGCCGATCGGCAGCAGCGGACCCAGGGTTTGTGCTGCTGTGGCGAGCTGCTCGCCGGTGATCAACGGCATTAGCGGGTGGCTATTCATGGTTGCGGTACTCCTCTCTCATTTGGTTCAAGCGGCGGCGCATGTCTTCGCGGTAGTCGTCGGGGAAAGCCGGGTCAGCGAGCCATTCGCGGATCTGCCGAGGCGTCCAGCGGCTCAGCATGTCGAGCGCCAGGCAGTCCCGGAGCATGGCTTCGTCAGTGGAAATCGCTGGCGTGGTCATGGCGCTGCCACCCCACACGCACGCGTCACGGGGTGCGACCCCCCGGAACATCCGGAACAGGCATTCCGGGAAAAGGGCTGGACGCCAGACGGCACGCGGGCTGTAGCCCTGTTTGTGGTGTTCCCCCGCTGCCGGAACATGCCGGAACAGGTTTTTCGGGCGAATCGCTGGAGGCCGCGCGCGGTAAGGGCTACAGGCCGTTCCGGTGAAAAGGGCTTGGCGGAACAATTGCGGAACATTGCGGAACAGCTTGTTCCGGCGTGTTCCACTATGTTCCGGTGCTGGTGGAACGGTTTTCTATTGGTAACTCCTTGTTCTATAAGAGTTTCTTTTTCAATAATTCCAATGTTCCGGATGTTCCGGACCAGACATGGCCATACACACCGGGAGCCATATCCCCCTATACGCACACACACGCCCGCCTGACGCATACGGCTCAGCATGCCCAGTTCCCCCGAGCAAACACCCAGCACTGGAGGGAGCGCTTCTCGATCACCGAGCGCACTTTGCGATTCTCCAGGAAGCGGTAAGTGGTGCTGAGTGGCAGGGCGCGCATCAGCTGTACGGCGGGGATCACCTCCTGCCCGGCCAGGCGGCAGGCGTTGTGGAAGTGCTCGATGTTGATCGCGATCAGGCCTTTGTCGGCGCTGTGGTTCAGCGTCTCCTGGGTGATCTCCTTGGGGGCTTCGCCTGACTCCTGCACCGTCACCACGCGCTCGTTCAGGTAGTGGAAGATCTGCCAGAAGCGCGAGGCGATGGTGTCCTCTTTGCTCACCCGCTGTTGACGGTCCACGGCCCGGGCCTCGATGTGCTTGAGCAGCTGGTCCAGGGTGCGATCGCTCCAGCCGGGAAAGAAGGCCTGGGTGGCATGGGCTGCGGCCATCAGCTGGGCGTGGCAGAGCACGATGCGCTGGTGGCGGATGGCGCTGTTTTCCTGCAGGCGCTTCTCGTAGATGGGGAAGGCCTCGAAGTAGCGCTGCAGCCAGGCCGCTTCGTTTTCCAGGCAGTGGCGCAGGTAGCCGGCCAGCTCCTCGTCGGGCATGTCCTTCAGCTTTAGCGAGAGCGCCTTCAGCTCGAAGGTGTGGTGCGCCTTGGTGGCGTGCATGTGCACGATCCGGGTCATGATCGACTCGTCGCCCTCGACGCTGGCGTTCTGGCTGATGCACAGCGCCCCGCGGAAGATCAGGCTGTCGGTGTCATTGCTCGAGGACTTCACGCCCACCGTGCGCAGCGTGGCGTTGTGGTCGAATAGCGGCTTCACCTTCTCCCAGTTGTACTGGGTCACCACTACACGGCCTTGAGCGTCGACTGACTTCGTGTCCGACTCGATCAGCACCACCGGCAAGTTGCTCACCTGGGAGAAGGCGCGGATCAGGCCAACGCTGGTGGAGCCTTCGCTGTTGGGCTTCACGCCTTCTTGGTTCGGCCTGCCCAGCAAGCGCCACAGGAAGCGCAGCAGGAACGACTTGCCGGCACCGGCCTCGCCGGTCAGCTCGAAGAACATCCAGCTGGCTTGGCGCTGGCGGATCTGCTGGGCGAAAAGAGTGCCTGTCCACCACGTCAATGAGGCCAGCCCGTTCAAGTGGGTGACTGCCAGAAAGTCATTGAACCAGTCCGGCTTGAAGTCCTGCCCATGCACCACGCGAAAGCTGTTCAGCGAGGTTTTCAGGCCACCGCGGCCGACGTCCAGGAAGCCATTCTTGTTGGCCAGGTACTCCCGGCCTTTCTGATAGCCGAACTGCTGGAACACATAGATGCCAGTCTCCTCGTCGTAGCCGACGAAGGGCAGGGTGCGCACCGTCATGGCGTTATCCAGCCAGCGGCTGCGCAGCATTGCCAACACTCGCTCGCCGCCCTGGAAGTCGCCGCCCGGGGTGCGCTCGAGCATCGCCTTGGCGAAGCTGCGAGGCTCGCCCACGGCGCTGGGAGCCAGCGGCACCTTGCAGTCCTGCCGTGCATTGGGGAAACGGAACTGGAAGAAGTACTGCTGATCGCCGGTGATGGCGTCGCGCTGGATGTACTCGAACTCCGGTACGCAGTTGGCCACCTGGGCGACGGTGCAGTGTTTGGCGAAATCGGTGTAATGCCCGTCTACCTCGTCGCCTTCCAAGTCTTTCTGCAGCTCGGCCACGTTGATGCGCGCCGAGTACAGGCGGTTCTCGTAGTCGAGCAGGAAGAAGCTGCGCTTGCCCTTCATGTAGAGCAGGTAGGCGACCTTCATCGGTGACTTGGCGGTGAACAGCCGGCCGCGGTAGCAGGCCTCCTCGAGGAAGGCATCGTCCAGATCGCCGTCGCGGTAGACGTCGTCCCAGTCGCGTTCGCCTGCTAAGGCGACCCAGCCCAGCTCGTTCAGCTCGCGCAGCTGCTTCCAGTACTTGGGGATGTACTTGCGCCCGGCGGGGTCATCGTCCAGGCCGATGCACCAGGTAACGCCCTTGCCCCGGTTCTCCTCGACGATGTCCCAGGGGAAGTTGACGCAACTGATGGCTGCGATCGCTTTGTAGCCGGCCAGGTGCAGGGCAATGGCGTGGAAGATGCCCTCGACGATGTAGACCCGGTCTCCTTTGTTGATGACCTGGCCCGGCGGCACCCAGCCCCGGCCCTTGTAGTTCATGCCGTACTTGATGCCGGCCTTGTCGCCTTCGTTACGCGCCACCGCGGTGGCATCGATGATCCGTTCCCAGTAGCCGTCGCACAGCGGGAAGCGCACCGTGTCCGCCCAGCTCTCGTCTTTCAGCTTGCGCCGGGCCTGGCTGTACCAGCCTTGCAGCTTGCTGGTGTCGAAGCCGCGGTTGCGCTGCAGGTAGGCGTCGGCGGTGGCGTTGGGGTTGGCTTCTGTCTTCGGGAAGCGCTCGCTCAGGTTCTCGAACAGGTGGGCGTAGCGTTCGCGGGTCTTCTGCTCGAATTGGCATTCGTTGTCGCGGTTGCACTTGAGCTGGTACGGCTTCTTCCGGCTGATGAACAGCTTGCGCTTGCCGCAGCTCGGGCACAGGCCCTTCTGCAGGTAGGTGTCGGTGATGGACTCGAAGTCCAGCTCCCGGTCGTTCTCCAGGGCGTGGACCACATCCCGGTGGTAGATCTCCTCGAACTTCATATCTAGCCCCTCAGCGCTGGGAGCTGGATTTGGAGTTGTCCGTTCTGACTCGCTCGGCCTGTTCCGCCGCTTCCATGGCGATGTGGATCATGTTGACCAGGACGGCTTCCTTCGAGCCTTCGGTCTTTTCACGGATGAGGAGGCGACCGTTCTTGATCTCCTTTCGGATCGTGCTCTCGGACTGCCCGGTACGCCGGGCAAGCTCCGTAACTGTGGTGTATGGCGTGTCGATCACGATATTCATTTGGTAAGCTCTCCTAGTCATATGTGCTGCATATATACACATATGAGTACTTTAAGCATACAAATGGATATGTCAAGGGGTGGAGAGAATGGAGCTCGGCGAGAAGCTGAAATTGATGCGCACCCGGGAACGGATGACGCAGGGGGAAATGGCTGCGGAGGTGGAGATAAGCCTGAGCAGCCTGAAGAACTACGAGCTGGGCTTGCGCAAGGAAGTCAGCGCCCTCGCGCTGCTGAAGATCACCACCCACCCGCGGTTCAAGAAATACACGCTCTGGCTGATGTGCGACGAGATTGCGCCGGAGTGCGGGCAAGTCAGCCCCGTCTGATCCAGTGTCGATCAAGAAACTCGAGGACGGGCGCTACGAGGTCGATTGCCGACCGGAAGGCCGCAACGGCCCACGCATTCGCAAGAAATTCCGGACGAAGAACGAGGCGCTGGTCTACCAGAACCGGATCATGGGCGACGGTGCGCGGGGTGCGTTCGAGAAGAAGCCCAAGCGAGACGAGCGCCTGCTATCGGACCTGGTCACGCTGTGGTTCAACAATCACGGGCGCACGCTCAAGCGCGGCGAGGAGCGGGAGCGCGCGCTGCAGGCGATGGCCACTCGTATGGGCAACCCGCGGGCGTCGGACTTCACCACCAGCCACTTCACGCAGTACCGGGCCGATCGCCTGGCCGGCAAGTACGGTAGAGACACAGCCGGCAGCGGGCGGAAGAAGGGCGAGAAAGCCAAGCCCGTCAGCGCCAATACCCTGAACCACGAACTGGCCTACCTGCGCGCCGTGTTCAACGAACTCGAGCGACTTGGGGAATGGGTGGGCGATAACCCGCTGGCGAAGGTGCGGGCGCTGAAGTTCGACGAGACGGAGATGGCATACCTGGAGCGCGATCAGATCCAGCCGTTGCTCGCCGCCCTGGACGAGATCTCGCCGAAAGCCGGGCTGGTGGCGAGGATCTGCCTGGCCACCGGCGCCAGGTGGTCAGAGGCGGAAGGGTTGACCGCTCGCCAGGTGCGCGACTGCCGGATCCACTACACCAGGACGAAGTCCTCGAAGAACCGGGCGGTGCCGATCACTGAGGATCTGCAGAAGAAGATCAAGGCCGCTTTGCCATTCGGCGATTGCTACAAGCGATTCGGTGAGGCGGTCGACGCGGTACGTCTCGACCTACCGGCCGGCCAGCTAACCCACGTGCTGCGCCACACCTTTGCCAGCCATTACATGATGAACGGCGGCGATATCCTCACGCTGCAGCGCGTCCTCGGTCACGCCTCGTTGGCTATGACCATGAAATACGCCCACTTCAGCCCGGGACATCTGGCTGAGGTGGTCACACTGAACCCGCTGGCGACGGCGGAAACTGAGAAGGAATGAAGCACATGGCGTTCGCGCAAATTACGGAAGAAGGTACCGGTGACGTCTACATCATCAACACGGATGACATCACCATCGTCACACCGAAAGAGGGTAACAACTGGGCAACCGGGTGCTACGTCACGTTGAGAGATGGCGCGAGTAGGTACAGCGGCTTTTACCTGAATGGCCGGGAAACGGAGCTTCTGGTGACCGTCCTGAAACGCTGCGGTTGA